CTTACATTGTGCCATGGGCTAAATCTGTTACATGGACTAAACCAGAGCTTGAGCAAGGCAAATTATTAGGTTTAAACCTTGATACAGCTAAAATCATGGCGTTAAACAAAAACGCTCAACAAACTTTACAAAAAGTAGCTTTCTTGGGTCACGCTAAAGACGGCCGTCTAACTGGTTTATTAAACTCTAAAGATGTATCAGTTCACACCTTAAAAGGTGCGGCAGCAGGTGCGAAAGTTCAAGCAATGGACTTCGACAAAGCTGTGGCATTTTTCAAAGAAATGTTCTTAGCTGGTTTGGAGCGTACAAAACGCATTGAAGCACCAAATACATTCGCTATTGATGCGATGGATTTAGCTCACCTTGCTTTAACTCAACGTGCGAACACTGATACAACTGCGTTAGAGTTCTTAACTAAGAGCTTATCTGCTGCGGCTGGTCGTGAAGTGGCTATCAAAGCGTTACCGTCTAACTTCGGTTCACGAGTAACAGATGGCAAAACACGTGCGATCGTTTATGTAAACAGCAAAGAACACGTAATCTTTGATGTACCGATGACTCCAACCGTGTTAGAAGCAAAAGAAAAAGGTTTATTAGCTTACGAGTCAGGCTTACGCATGGCATTCGGCGGCGTTACCTTTATCGAGCCTGAATCTGCTCTTTATGTAGATTACTAGGAGGAATAAATGCCAACAATAGAAGATTTTCGTGAACGTTATCCAGAATTTAAAGAGGTCGATGGTTTCCGCATTGACCTTTTTTTATCGGATGCACAACAAGAAATCAGCCAGGCACGATGGGGGAGACTTTTCGAGCGTGGAGTGTTGGCATTAGCTGCTCATTTGCTCCGTCTTTCTCTTTGGGCAACAGAGGGCAATGGTGGGGCGAATCGCAATGTAGCGAGCGAGTCGGCAGGGGAGCTTTCTGTCGGCTATGCTACACCGACAATCACTGGTACAGATGCAGATTATCAATTAACTGCATACGGTCAAGAATACTTACGATTGCGTAAACTCGTTGGGATAGGTGTGATGGTGGCTTAATGACTGTTCAAGTTACAGGTAATCTTGCGAAATTCAAACAGCTTATCGAGCAACTAAAAGCAGGTGGCGAAAAGGCTGTGTATGTTGGTTTTCCTGCCGAGTTTAACGAGAATGTAGAGGGTTCAGATAATTTTAATCTAGCCTCTCTAGCTGCGGTGTTAGAGTTCGGGAATGAAAGCATCCCGTCTCGTCCATTTCTTCGCCAAACATTGGCAGAAAATCAAGAAAAATACACAACGTTATTTGTAAAGCTGTTTGAAAGCGGTATTTCAATAGAGCAAATCTATGAACAAATCGCTTTAATTGCTCAAGGTGATGTTCAGCAGAATATTGCTAATGGCGGTTGGGTAGAAAACGATGACTCAACCAAAATAGCATGGAGACTTAAGGATATTAAAGATCCTAAACGCAGGAAAGAACTTAGAGCAACATTAGATCCAAGTAGCGTTAAGAAAAAGCCGCTTATATGGAATGGACACTTGCGCGATTCTGTAAAAGGTATAGTCAAATGAGCTTAATTAATCAATTCCCTCGCTTTTTAAATAGCAAATTCAGCCAGAAAGTAGTCGTAAAACATCTACAAGGCGAACATTCAGCTATTGACTATAAAGCGAAGTATATTGAAGAGAAAATCACTGCAATAGTGATGCCAACATCGCCTAACGATGTTCAATTCTTGCCAGAGGGTGAGCGGTTTCTGCCAAGCATTAAAATCTACACAGTTAAACCTTTAAAAATAGGTGATTTGGTAGATTATCTTGGTGAAACTTACAAAATCAAAACTGTGGGTAATTGGAAAGACTATGGATACTACAACAATATCGGCATTCGACATGGCCAAACTGCGAAAGTGGATTCAAGAGGCTTTGAAGTTACCTAAAGAGGCTGTAATCGGTGGCTGGTTGCCAGAAAATCCCCTGTCTGCATTCATTACGATGGATGTATTAAATACTAATGAAATCGGGCAGGCGACACGAGAATTTGACGGTAAGCGAGAGCGTATTAGACAGTCAATGCAAAGCACGGTCAGCGTTTCTTGTTTTGGTCGTAATTCACTCGCTCAAAGCTACAAATTAAAAGCTATTTTCCAAAGTTCAGCGTTTCTCTCTTTTCTTAAATCAAATCACTTGGGTGTTATCCGTTTTTCAGATGTTCGCAACCTAACCGCAACGGTTGGAGCGGATTATGAAGAACGTGGTCAATTTGATGTCATTTTCAGTCATCACCACATTGTTGATACACCGTTAGAGCCGATTGAGAGAGTTGAGCAACGGACGAATAACAAATCACAAGATATAGGAGCATAAGCCAAATGGCATTATCAATCTCTAATATTGTAAACGTGCAATTAAACACAGTTCCGAAGTCTGCCGCTCGCAAATCTTTCGGTACGGTCGCACTATTCACGCCAGAAGCAGGTCAAGCATTTAATGACGCCACTACACGTTATGTGTATGTTGATAGTCAAAAAGATGTTGAAGCCTTATTTGGTACAAATTCAGAAACAGCAAAAGCGGCTCAACCGTTCTTTGCTCAAAGTCCACGTGCGAAACAATTAATCATTGCACGCTGGCAAAAAGAACAAACAACCATTGATGCAACTAAAAACGCTTTACGTGGTGCAACAATCTCAGATGACTTAGATACATTCAAAGCTATCACTAATGGTCGATTTGCTATCACAATTGGAACAAGTGTTAAGGTTGTAGATGGTTTAGATTTTTCTGGTGCCGCTGACTTTAATGCGGTAGCGACAAAAATCAAAGAGAAATTAACCGCACTAAAAGTATCTGCCGATGTTACTTTCGATGCAACAGGTAATCGCTTTATTATCTCTGCCGCTTCGGCTGGTGAGAGCGCAGAAACATTAATCTACTATGCATCAAAAAATGACGGAGCTGGTGAATATGTTGGTGGCTTATTAAAGCTTGAAGATGGTCAAGCAACACGAGTGGTTGGTAAAAATCAAGTTGCACTTAAAGCCGAGAAAGTCGAAGAAGCACTATTCAACGTCTCAGAAGTAGAAAACGGCTGGTATGGCTTCACCTTTGCGGCACAATTAACCGATGCACAAATCGAGGCAGCAGCTAAGTACGCACAAGCGAATGACAAGTTATTCGGTGTTAGTGTAATTAAAACCGAGCATATTGAATGGTCAGCATCTAACGTATTTAAGAAACTATACGATGCTCAATTAGACCATACCTTAGCAATCTTCGACAAAAACGATTTATACCCAGCATCTTCTGCGCTGGCCCGTTTATTATCTGTAAACTTTGCAGCTAATAACTCAACGCTTACACTTAAGTTTAAACAACAACCAACAATCACAGCAGATGAAATCACTGCGACAGAATTCGCAAAATCAAAACGCTTAGGTATTAACGTTTATACTTATTTTGACGATGCTGCAATGATTGCAGAGGGTACTGTAATCGGTGGTAAGTTCGCTGATGAAATCGTTATCCTTGACTGGTTCAAAGATGCAGTACAAAAAGAAGTATTTGCTCGTTTATACAAATCACCAACCAAAATCCCTTTAACTGATAAAGGCCAAGCTATTTTAATCTCTGCGGTTGAAAAAGTTTGCTTAGAGGGTATTAATAACGGTGCTTTCGCTGCAGGCAAATGGACCGGTGATAGTTTTGGTAATTTGAAAACAGGCGACTACCTAGAGAAAGGTTATTACATCTGGGCGGCTCCAATGGATACACTTTCAGATAGCGACCGTGAGCAACGTAGAGCGACACCAATTCAGGTGGCTGTGAAGTTAGCTGGAGCAATCCATTCAAGCGATGTGATTGTGAATTACAACCGATAATAATAGGGCTGGATAATCCAGCCTTTTCTTTTTAAGAGGAAATATAAATGGCAGTTTTCGATCCAAAACAAGTAGTGGTACTTCTTGACGGTAAAGAAATCTCTGATTGGGCTGACGGTTCAGATGTAATTAGTGCGGCAAATCAAGTTGATGCTGGTCAGTTGGTTATCGGTGCGAACGGTACAGGCGTATTCATCGCTAATCCAGATAATTCAGGCAAACTAACGCTTAAAATTAAACAACATTCGGCTGACAACGCTTACTTATCCAAGCTATTTAATCAGCAAAAATCAAGCATTAAAACATTCTTACCTATCACTTTATCAATCCGTGACTTAATCAATGATGACGTGGTAACAGCAAGTAAAGGTTATTTTACCACTCCAGCACAATATGTTCGTGGTAACGGTCATAATGCCGAAACATGGACGATTGTTTTTGAACAAATGACAATGAACTTAGAAAAAGGCGTTGAATAATGGAACAGGTTAAGCAATTCACTATCGAAGATGTGACTTACACAATGACACCAGCTAATGCGATGGCTGCGTGGACTGCGTTAAAAAATGCGATGAAATTACTTCAATCAGTTGATTTATCCGCTCTAGGCGATAGTAAAAAGCTAGGTGCAGGCATTTTAACGACTGTATTAGCTAATTTGGGTGAGCCAAGTGTTAAAGAGTTAGAGAATATCGTATTGACTCACACAGCTTGCGAACAAGACGGTCAAAAATACCGCCTATCTGAACGATTTGATAGTCATTTCAATAAACATCGTGGTCATCTAATCACTGTATTAAAAGAGGGATTAACCTATCAATTCGCTGATTTTTTTATCGGTGGGGGTGGATTGCTAGCCAATATTCAGGGCAAACTCAAAGCGTAGAAAGCCAATCAGAAAATAGAGTTGATTGGTTTATTTTTACGCCAATAGTTAAAAAGTTCTGTACATTGCACGAATTAAGATCTGTTTATTCAATAGCAGATCTTCTTTCTTTCCACGAGGTAATAGTGGAATTAAATCAAATGGAGCAAAGCAAAGATGCTATTAGATGAGTTACTGATAAAAGTCGGGCTTGAGACCGATAGCCAAGCAATGCAAGAGTTTGAGCAATTCCTTGATACGGTTGGAAGTGGTACTGAAAGTGCGGTTGAGGGGCTTGGTGAGCTATCCAAATCCATTGAAAGCACGGTTAATACTGATGCGGTGAAAGATGGTGCTGATGCGGTAGATGACCTAAAAGGCAATATTGATAATCTTTGGGCGACAAAGTTCGGTGCTGATGGTCTGGCTAAAAAATTTGAGTCACTTGGCATAGTCATTAATAAAACTACGCTTGCAGTAGTGGCGCTTGGGGCGGTTTTCTATGGTGCAACGGTAGGTGTTAAAAACTTCGTAGATGGAAACCTTGATGCGTTAGATGAGATTAAACAGCTATCTAATGTAACAGGTGAGGCGGCGGATAAAATCTATCTGTTAGGCAAGGTCGCAGAAGTAAATGGTTCGTCTGCTCAAGCGGCTCAATCATCAATCGAGGGATTATCTCGAACAATCGGTGAGGCTGCGGCTGGAATTGGTCGTGGAGCTAAGACTTTTGAACAGTACGGATTAAGCGCTAAGAAAGCCAATGGCGAAATAAAATCATCTAGCGAGCTATTCGGTGAGATATCCGAAAAAATGCAACAGATGAGCGATCAAGAGCAAATAGCAATGCTTGCGAAGTTGGGTATTGATGGCTCAATGATTCAAACGCTCCGATTAGGTAACGATGAGTTAGCCGAACAGATTGCTCTAGCAGAAGCCTTAACACTTGGTGTTGGTAATGCAGAAAACGCAGAGAAAGCGGCGGCATTTAAAGATGCCTTAACGCAAGTTTCTCAAGTGTTTATTGCTATCGGTGAATACGTTTCATTGCGTATATCGCCATCAATCCAGCGATTAGCTGAACGCTTTACAAAATGGTTTGCCGAGAATAATAACTTCATCAAGGCAATTTTAAATGGGCTTGGTCGAGTGTTCTCGTTCTTGTTTGAATTAGCTGGTGCGATAGATAACATTATCGAAAGCACGGTTGGTTGGAAAGCGGTAATTATCACGCTTGGAGGCTTGTTGCTGTGGTTTAGCCGCAGAATGTTGTTAGCCTTTGCGACAAATCCAATCACCTTAGCGATTGCGGCCATAGCTGGATTAATCCTAATCATTGATGACTTTATCACTTGGTTACAAGGCGGTGATGCTCAATTCGGTGAATTTTATCAATCTTGTGCGGACGGTTTGCAGTGGATTGAAGATAAATGGGGCGAGCTTTCAGATTGGATTAAGGAAAAATGGGGCGAGGCTATTTCTTGGGTATCTGGAAAATGGAATGCCTTTACAGCGACATTCAGCATAGACAATCTTAAAAAAGTCTTTGAAAGCGTTAAGCAGACCATTATTGACAAGTTTAAGGCGGCATTTGGTTGGGCTATCGACCTATGGAATAGTATTGTAGCTAAGATTGGCGGTGAGCCAATTA